AAGATTTTCGGGACTTGGGTCCTAAAATTTCAATATTTGGGTTTCAAACTCTGAAAATGAACAAAGGTAAATTTCTATATGTCAAGTTTTCTTGACATTCACATCATGTATTCAACCGAGTGGTTGGTACAAGCCTTAGCGTGTGCGCAAGAGCACAGAAATCTCTCGGCCCTGTCGTCCTCTGTCGGGCCGCATGTGGTACAGTTCTATCTGCGACATCCGGGAAACTGGATCAGAACCATCACAACTTCGGAGAGGAACCGACATGCCATTCGTAGCCGGGAAGGACCAGCGGGCCGAGCGCGCGCGGTACAGGGAGGACGAGCTCGTTGTCGAACGAGCCAAGTACGCCGCGGAGCTCCTCAGGAAGCGCATCCGGCGCGAGGGGGTCATCCAGGCACAGTACCCGCAGGTCTTCGGGTTCAAGGCCCAGCAGACGATCCACAACCACTTCCGCTCCGGGAAGGTCACGCTGATCGACCTCATCCGCATCGTCGGCACCCCGGGGTTCGACATCAGCATCGACGACGTGCTCCGGACAGCCATCAGCATCATCCAGACCACCGCGGATGTCGAGCCTGATGAGGATGGGGAGCCCGTCCCCAGGCCGAGGAGGCGTCGGAAGCCGAAGAAGGACCAGGAGGCCAAGCTCACGACAGAGAAGGCTCCCGCGAGACCGGCGCTGAAGGGCACCGAGGTCGATGAGGAGCTCTTCCTGTCGAAGGACTACAGCCGGTTCGCCAACCTCTTCAAGCAGGCATCCAGTGTGGAGGACGACTGATGGCGCGCAACCTGGAGGACGACCTGAACGAGAAGATCGACAGGGCCATCCTGGAGGAGGCACAGAAGCCCCGCAGGGAGCGTATGTCGAACGTTGCGCTGGGTCGGATGTTCGACGTCCACGAGACCACCATCAGGAGGCACAAGCAGGCCCTTCAGAAGGCGCTCAGGCTTCCTGTCGAGCAGGACAGGGACGAGTTCTTCGACATTCCGGTCAACGCCATCACGCAACGCAGGCGGACTATCAGACTGGAGGACGGCTCCTATGAGCGAGTCACCTACAATCCCGCTGTCGCCGTCGCTGAGGACGTTCGAGAGGCCTCCTACGAGGAGCTGGAGAAGGTGTTCGACAGGGCCGTGCTCTCGGTGGCACCTAAGGTCGAAGAGGGCCGACCCAAGACCCTGGTTGTGTGCCTGTCGGACTTCCAGGTGGGCAAGACAGACAGTCTCGGCGGGACGCAGGAGACCGTGAACCGTGTTATGAACACCCTCAAGCGGATTACTGAGTGGATCCAGGCCGAGGGCTCGTACGAAGAGATCATCGTCGCAGATGTCGGAGATGTCTGCGAGGGGTTCTGGAATGTCACCTCGCAGCAGCAGACCAACGACCTGTCGCTTACGGATCAGATTCGTGTCGCCCAGCGTCTGATGGCCGAAGCGGTCGCCATGCTGGCGCCACTGTGCACCCGGATGACTTACGTGTCGATCCCCTCGAACCACTGCGCCGTGCGGACGGGCAAGGGCAACGACAACCGAGCCAACTCACCGGATGACGACTTCGGGCTCCTGATCGCGGATACCATTCAGGCGATCATGTCGGGCCGGGAGCCGTTCAGTCATGTGAACTTCGCGAAGCCCCAGAAGTGGGAGGAGGCTGTCACCGTTGAGACCGCTGACGGGACCGCCGTAGGCTTCACGCACGGCCATCTGGCGGGTGCCCAGGCGAAGATTCCGTCTTGGTTCAGGGACCTCGCCTTCGGGCACCGCAGTGGCCTTCACGAGGCCTCAATCCTGGTCCATGGACACTTCCACAATTTCGGTGTGTCGCTCGTAGGGGACAACAAGTTCATCGTTGGATGCCCGACCGCGGACAACGGATCCTCGTGGTTTACGAACCGCACCGGGGACGCCACTGACCCGGCCTTGCTGACTTTCGAGGTTCAGGACAAGAAGGCCAAGAGGTGGGAGCTCTGGTACGAGTGATCTTTGTTGTAGGTTTCCTCATGATCGTGGCATTCGTCATGATCGCCGACGAGTACGGGGATGATCAGTGATGTTGTGGACTCTCTCAGTTCTCGCGGCGTGCGTCCTGTCGGGCGGGCTCGGGTACTTCGTCGGGTCGGAGGTGAAGGGGATGCGTGATGAGGCCATCTTCGCCGCGTTCCTCAAGGAGGTCTCCGACGAGTCCGAGCAGATGAAACTCCTTCTGGACTTGGACGACTGATGAAGGGTCGTTCAGTTCCGGCCCTCAGCGCCCTGTCGTACGCTTACGGCAGAGGGCTGGGGGCTGAGTCGGTCGAGGAGCTTTTGGGCTTCTGGGCCTGTTATGTTTTCGGTTCCCAGTGGCGAGTGATAGGAATTCTTAATGAAAAGAACCGCAGAAGAGCAGAAGGTCATTGATCTTCAGAGGAAGAGCCTGGTCATCCGGGCCCTGCTGAGGGGTAAGCCGCGCAGCGAGGTGGCAGAGAGGTTCCAGCTCTCCGAGGCCGAGGTCTTCCGCATCGAGGAGGATTACTACTCCAGCCAGGAGTCTCTCTCCGAGCATGCCCAGCTCATGAAGCAGCTCACCCGTCTTGAGAAGCTTCTGGATGCGCTGTGGGATTCTGTCGTCGAGAATCCCCTGGCGAGCAACCCGGACAACATCAAGACGGCTTTGGCGACCATCGAGGCGGTCAGTGAGATCGCTGGATTGAAGAAGACGAAGGTCGAGGCGGAGATTAAGCTGATCCAACAGCAGCAGATTCCGATCATCGTCGCCTTTGTCGAGTCTGTCCAGAACAACATGGAGCAGCATTTGTTCCCCCTTCTTACAAAACGGGGGCAGAAACAGCTCGAAGCTCACCGGGAGGAATGGCTCGCCGACGCCACCTCTAGCTCGGCCAGCATCCTGGAGGAACCCAAGGCTGATATGACCATCTGAGTGTGGGCAACAACACACCCTGAAAGGTCAACTGGCTTCTAAGGTGTGCTACTATTATCCATGCAGGCAGGGGGTTGCGACCCGCTTCGGCGGCCCCTGGAGCGTTTAGCCTTTCGGCTCTCGCCCATCTGGTGTTTTCGGTTCCGCCAGATGGGCGATCCTGTTTTTATAGACTTGTCTCGAAGGAGGACCGATGGCGGAGAAGATAGACTTCCGGGCTGTCGCAGATCAGTTCGGCACGCGCTCTCATGAGCGGGCAATGCGGGAGGACCCTGTTCTCTGGGCTCAGGATCGGCTCGGAGACCATCTGTGGTCGAAGCAGCGTGAGGTTCTTCACTCTTTGCAGATTAATAAGCGAACCCTTGTCGCCTCTTGTCACGCTTCGGGTAAGACTTTCCTCGCTTCTCGGGCTATCGGGTGGTGGCTCGACGCGCACCCGCATGATCCCACCGAGACCCGCGTTATCACCACGGCACCCTCGTGGAACCAGGTGAAGAACGTCATGTGGTCCTATGTCGAGGACCTCCAGTCCAAGGCGAACATGCCCGGGCGCATCACCGGTAAAGCGGAGTGGACCTTTCCCGGGTTCAAGACGGCCACCGCGTTCGGGCGTAAGCCTGCGGACTACGACGAGTCCACCTTCCAGGGGTTCCACTCCACCTATGTCCTCGCCGTTGTCGATGAGGCTGGTGGCGTGGCGGAGAACATCTTCACCTCTGTCGAGACCATTACCACGAACAAGCATGCGCGTATCCTCGCCATCGCGAACCCGGACGACCCAAACTCGTACATGGCAAAGATCTGGCGCGACGAGTCGAAACTCCCTCCTTCCGAGCGGAAGTGGAACCTCATCACCATCTCAGCCTTCGACACTCCGAACTTCACCGGGGAAGAGGTGCCCGAGAAAGCTCAGGACAACCTGCTCCAGAAGGAGTGGGTCGATGATGCTGAGCGCCGGTGGGGCAAGGACGATCCTCGTTACGTGTCGAAGGTCCTCGCCAGGTTCCCCGACATCGGAGACGACGGGCTGTTCAACCTCGGTCGAGTGCTCCAATCCATGAACGAGTGGGCTAACGACGAGTGGAACACGACCGCTCCGATTCACATCGGTGTTGACGTCGGTCTGTCCACCACTGGCGACTTCAGCGTGATCTCCACTTGCCAGGACGGCCATGTCGAGGTCGTCGAGCGCGTGAAGGGTTACGACGGGAACAGGCTTTCCCGCCTCATCGGGCTGCATGCCACGCGCCTGCGGGCGGAGGGTCTCGACGTGGACATTCGCATCGACGCCGTGGGTGTTGGACGAGGTGTCCAAGCCGTCATCGACAACCACGTGCCAGAGGAGATTCCGGTCTACTGGATCGTCGGCAACGCGGCCTCGCCAGACAACCTGAAGTGGTACAACTTCCGCGCAGCGATGTACGACTCCGTCGCTCAGGCCATCAATGTTGGCGAGTTGTCGGTTCCGCCTGATGAGGCATCCGGCGAGAAGACCGAGGGGCTCTTCGACGAGTTCCGTTCGATCCTCTACGAGTACAGGGGGACCAAGCTCCTGATCCGCGGGAAGGACGAGCTGAAGAGGAAGGGCGAGCCGTCGCCCGACGTTCTGGATTCGATCTGCTATGCGGCGATGCCAGGCAATCTTCTAACGGATGGGACCGACTCTCTCATTGAGGCTGATACTCTAATGGAGAGTACGGATTCCGAGTACTCACCTATAGACGAATGGGGTAACGAGGAGTGGACCTTCGCCCCAGCCTGAGGAGTTGAACTGTGAAATTTGGCACATTTCAGATTGGCGGGTCCACCCAGCGCGTCCAGGCCCGATTGACCGAGGCGTCCAAGGCGTACGCCGCGGTCACCCGCGGGGCTGTCGCTTCTCTCAACCGGGAGGATGTGGGTTGGTCCCGCTGGGGCGATGAGGACGCCACTTCTGATGTGGTATCTCTCACTGTCATCAAGGAGCACTCGCTGAGGGCCCGCAGGCTCGCTGCCTACAACCCACTCGTCAAGCGTGGTATCGGCATCCGCAACGCCTACATGTGGAGCGAGATTCCTCGCATTTCTGGGATCAAGACGCCTGAGACCGCGGCGCTCTACGACACCGTTCTCTCCCGTACGGCCCGTGCCCGGGACGAGGCGGCCTTCTGCACTGATGGCATCGTGCTCTACACCGTTCGTCGGACCGACAAGCGGGTGGCTCCCGTGCCCCTGTCGCGCATCCGCGGTATCGCTCGGGCTCTGGACGCTACCGACGAGGCTGACGTCTTCGCCTTCCTGATCGACCCTGTGCCTGTGTCGGACACCCTCTCTACGGAGGAGCAGGAGCGGCGCAAGCCCGAGTGGCACGTTGTCAATGGCAAGGACTGGGCACCTGTCAAGGACGAGAAGGGCTACAGGACTGTTCACGACGACCGAGTCGTCTACGAGATGGTCAACCGCCAGATCGGTGAGCAGTGGGGCAAGCCCGAACTCATGGGTGCTGTGTACTGGGCCCAGGCCTACAAGGAGTTCCTTGAGGCTAGCCACGTCATGACCAAGGCCCTCGCCAGAATTGCGTTCAAAGTCACATCCGCTACAGCCAAGCAGCAGCAAGCCGTCATCCAGCAGATGTCGAACACCCAGGGCATCGGCGGTCTCGCCTCGCTCGGCGCTGGCCAGGAGTTCACCGCCGTCTCCAAGGCCGGAGCGGGCATCGACTTCGGGGCCGGCACGCCGCTCGCCTCCATGGTCGCCAGTGCGCTCGACGTACCCCTGTCGGTCCTCCTCACGGACGGCTCGGCTGGTGGACGACAGGGCGCTGAGACGGCTCTGGAGGACCCCACCTTCAAGGCCTTCGAGTTCCGCAGGCAGATTCACAAGAGTCTCATCCAGAAGATTTTTCTGGCTCTCGGCAGGAAGGTAGAGGTCGAACTCGCCCCCCTGTCGAACGAACTCATTCAGCGCTGGGGTCAGGTCGTCACCCTTGGGCTTCAGAACGGAATCCTCCACAAGACTGAGGCGCGCAGCCTCTTCCTCGACAGGCTCCAGCCGATCAACGCCAGGCCGATCAACGACCTGCCCGTGTCGGAGGAGATTCTCGCCGCGAAGAGCCTGGCTGACCCGAACGCAGTGCAGGACAGCGTCGCCAAGAAGAGCAACTCTCGCACCGGAGTAGGCGCCATGTCGGACGGCACGAATGCCAACCGCGATGAGGCCGGTGGCGAGACACTCGCCTGAATGAAAAGGAGGTTCTGAAATGCGCACGGAGTACAGGTCCGCTTTCCACGGAGGGGTGACCGCTCTTCTGGAGGCGGCCACTCCGGACGTGCTGTCCGGTGAGAAGCCCGGTCGGTATCGCATCCGAATCATCTGTCCGGGGCAGGGCTCTAGCGGCACCTACTCGGAAGCCAACCTCGCCGCCTCTGTCGGTCACTTCCCCGCCGGGACGCAAATGTTCATGGATCACCCGTCGAAGGACGAGGACGTGAACCGCCCCGAGCGATCCGTGAAGGACCTCGCGGGGCGGCTGGTGACCGACGCCGTTGTCGGTCTCGATGGAGCACTATACGCGGAGTGCGAGGTGTATCCGTCGTTCAATGACATCATCCGCGAGAAGTGGCAAGACATTGGTGTGTCGATCAATGCTTGGTCGGAGAACGGTCTGGACGCCGACGGCATTGTACCGGTATTCGATGGAGTCACTTCTGTAGACTTCGTAACGAAGGCGGGCGCAGGTGGCGCTTTGCTGGAGGTGCTGGAATCCCAGCGCGTCAGTTCCGATGAGGAGAACCATATGAACGAGGAGACGATCCGTCAGGCCATCGCCACTGCGGTGACTGAGGCTCTCGCCCCGCTTCTTGAGCTTCTCGCCAAGGACAATCTTCCGGGAGAGCAGCCGGTCGCCCCTGAGGCTCCCACCGGCGAGGCCCCGGGCGAGGACCCTGAGCGGAAGCCCGAGGAGCCTGCGGACAAGCCCGAGGCACCCGAGCCGACCCCCGAGCGCAAGCCCGAGGCGCCCGGTGAGAAGACCGACGACAAGCCACCCGCCGCTTCGGGTGAGAAGAAGCCTGATGACGATGAGGATGAGAAGAAGCGCAAGGCCCGCAAGGAGTCCGCTGCTGAGGCCTTCGTCATTGCCACCCGCCTGCTCGACTCGGGCCTTCCTTCTGTCGCCCAGAAGCGGGTCATTGAGGCCGTAGAGTCCGGTACTGAGCTGAAGGAGGCCATCTCGGCCGAGCAGCACTACCTGACTTCGGTCAAGGCATCCACGGCCGGGGAGATTCGCGAGTCGTCCTCCGAGCCTTACAAGATCAAGAACTTCAAGTGAGGTAAGGAGATCACTATGACTCAGATCAACAGCTTCGGGGCCAAGAAGATTTCTGATGTTCAGGTCTTCGAGTACGCCGACACCCTGTCCTTTCCCGTGGACCTGTCGAAGTTCGGCAAGAGCCACATCGGTGATGTCGTCCAGGTCGGCGGCCTGCTCGGTGTCCTCGTGACCGAGATCGCCCCGTCCGCTCAGGACCAGGCCAAGCTCGGCCAGGACCCGCTGTGGAACCCGCTGACCAAGCCGACCTGGGGCAACAACGGCCCTGGCTACGCCTCGGTCCGCATCTCCGGCGGCGTCTTCAAGCTCCAGGTGACTCTGACCGGTGCTGGTGTCGAGCCGGGCGCGCTGATCTACGCGAAGCCGGTGGCCAACGGCAAGATGGAACTCACCAATGACAAGGCCACCGGTACCGCCGGGCTTGTCGGGTACGCCTACTCCAAGGTTTCCAGTACGGGCGCCCAGACGGTTCCCGTCATCCTCGCTCGCTGAAAGGAATGATGGGACAAAATGTTCACGTCTTACACTGAGTTCGCCAAGACTCTTGAGTCCGCTATCGGTGGTGACCGGGCGGCTCAGGGCCAGCTGAAGAACGCGATTCTGGAGGCCGACTCCTCTCGCGACCGCGGCACCTTCCGCGAGGCCGTCACCTCGGACATGCTCGCCCCCTGGTTCACCCAGGCCGTGCAGCCCGCCTTCGAGGACGCCTACAAGGATCAGGAGGAGACCTGGAAGGAGTTTGCCAGCGAGGAGCTGCTGAACGACTTCCGCCCGGTCCAGCTCCTGTCGCTCGACCACGACATCGACGCCACCCTCCTGCGGGACAACGGCGGTTTCGTGGCCCCGGCCGGCACCCTGCCGAAGATTCCGGAGCTCACCCCGTACCCGACCTTCGGTTACAAGGCCTCGGGTCGTTGGATCGACACCGCCAAGCACGGTGCTCGCCTCCAGTTCTCCTGGGAGGCCTTCATCAACGACGACTACGGCCTGATCGAGCGGTTCCCCTCGGACGCCGCCAAGCTGGCCGCCCGTACTGTTGACGCCGCCTGCTACGGCGCGCTGTTCTCCCTCGACCCGAGTGCCCCGGGCTTCAACTCCGGTGTGATCTCCGACTCGCTCGGCACCACCCTGAAGGCCCGTGCGGCTGACGGCGTTCTGATCAACAACAACGTTCCGAAGAACGCCCCCCTGTCGTATGACGCCATTAAGGCCGCCATGCAGCAGGTCGCCGAGACCAAGGTCGATGGTCGGTACGTCACCGTTCCGTCCTATGTCCTCTTGGTTCCTCCGGCTCTGGAGAACCTGGCCAACATGGTGGTCAACACCCGCACTGTCGAGCGCGTTGTCGCCGGGCAGAAGGCGGGCGACCAGATGAAGTTCATCGAGGAGAACGGCCTGACCGCCAAGGTCAAGGTTGTCGTCTCCGACCTGGTCGCCATCCTGGGTGGCGCTCAGCAGGGTGGCACCAACTGGGTCCTGGCCCCGGCTGGGGGCCGCACCTCCGCCAAGCGCACCATCGTTCGCACCGCTCTTCGTGGCTACGACAAGCCCGAGCTGCGCGTGAAGAACGCTGGCGGCCTGTACCTGGGTGGCGGTGAGGTTCCCTACACCGCCGGTTCGTTCGACAACGACGATGCTCAGGCTCGCGTCCGCCTCACCACCGGTGCCGGGGTCCTCAACGTTGAGGGGATCGTGGCCAGCACTGGTAAGAGCGTCTGATCCACGCGACATCCCTATCGCGGTCCCTCGGAACCCCGCTCCTGTCGAAGGGGCGGGGTTCCGCTGTAAACTACTGTAAAAGCATTGACAGGAGGAGACACTATGGCGTCCCTGGACTACAGCCAGCCGGTCAATCAGGTGCGCCTGCTGATCCCTGATATTGTCAAGTTGGAGGATCCCAAGGACTTGCGGAAGCCGCCGTCCTACATCTTCAGCGACATGGAGCTCTTCGGCTTCCTCGCCATCGAGGGTGGCAACGTCAAGAAGGCCGCCTCTCGAGCGCTCATGGCGATCGCTACGTCCGAGACATTGATTCTCAAGGTCATTTCCACGGACAACAAATCCACTAACGGAGCCACATTGGGTGCTGAGCTCAGGGCACAGGCCAAGAGGCTGTGGGATGAGGCCAAGGAGCAGGAGACCAACGACCTGGGCTTCGACTTCCTGCCTGGTATCGTTCCTCCGGGGGAGGACTGGGCATGGCACTGAGCGTTCTGCACAACAAGGACCCCCGCTTTGACTCGGGTGCGTACTGGCCACTGGGACTGTTCTGCAACTGCCTTGTGGTCATCACAGAGCCTCCCGGCACGAAGAGTCACGAGTGGACAGAGGACGGTCCTGTCGATATCCCTCCGAAGGAGCTCTGGAAGGGCTACGCGGCGGTCAACCCGAATATCGCCTGGCGCGCTCGCGACCGCCGGTCGGCTTATGACGATACCGCGGTTCACGCCTACTACGTGCATCTGAACCATATCGACAAGAACCTGCTCGTGCCCAAGGAGAAGTGGGGCGACCGATCGCTGCGGTTTGTGCCCGGCTACGGGCAGATCGTCAGAGTGTTGGAGAACAACTCCGATCCGCGGAATGCAGGCCTGCGCCTTGTCGTGCGCAACGCCCCATCGGATTCCGACTACTGGCAACCCACTCTACTGTGTGACATCGATGTTGACGACTCCAAGGGCGGGACGCACTGATGGACCTCGTTCGTGCTGAGTTGAGACGAAAATCACAAGACCTCAATCAGGTCACGAGCGGTCTCAGTCGGTTCCAGGAGAAGGTCATCACCGACGCGTTCCGTGCTACCGAGGCCGCCGCGAGAGCCGGAGGTGAGGTCGTAATCAGGACGGTGGACACCTCGGGTGCAGGGATGCCCTACAAGCACGACCCCACTACGGATGCCCGTGTGTGGACGGGGCACATGCGCTCGACCGCTGGGGATGGTACCGGGTACCGCGTGAATGTTAGAAACATCTCGGGCGGGAAGTTCTCCGCCTCTGTCGGATTCACCGATGCTGACGAGAAGTACATCGGCTACCAGGAGGAGGGCACCTCGAAGCTTCGAGGGATGCTCGCTCTCCAGTCCGCGCGTACAGCCACTGACCAGGCGATGAAGGAGGCTGGATTCTGATGCTCGAACCCTTCGAGGGCGCCACTGTCGAGAAGTTCGACGAGGCTGCTATGAAGGAACTGGAGACCCTCAAGGGCGTGAGGGTCTTTGACTCGCTCCGCCCTGATGGCGACAACGACGGCAAAGACTACGTTGTCTACATGCCCGGTGACGTGACACCTGGTGCCATGAGGAAGTACGGCTCGATCGTCGGTGTGACACAGGCCGCTGTGATCCACCAGTTCGGGGTGCTCATCTCATCCGTGTCGCCCAAGGCTCGGAACCATTTGCTCGCTGCTGTTCGCAGGCGGTTGCTGGGATTCCAGATTCCGGGCACGAGTGAGGCTTTTGAGACTGGGGCGCTCAACTCGTACGGGAACACGGATAGTACCGTAAGGCCAGTTCGATACACTTCTTACGTCACCTTCCAGGTGACGGTGGACAGGAGTGTGTGATGCCAAAGTACGCGACCGTTGAAGGTGTGGTCTTCGAGTACACCGAGGATTACGCCAATGCGATTAACACCGATGGCCGCTTGACTCGTGTCCCCGACGACACCCCTGTGTCGCCCCGGGAATGCTGCGGGGGCACTGGTTGGATCGTCAACGGCGAGGTTGTTCATCTCGGCGATGGCGCCCCGCACAGCAATTATGTTCCTCGTCATAGGAAGGACGACTGATCATGGCACAGGCTGCCGTTAAGAAGATGATGCCCCCGGGGACCACGATCTGGTGGGTTCCGATCGCAGACGCCCCGACGGTCAAGGATGTCGTCAAGGCCGCGCTCTACAACTCCACCCCGGCCGGTGGTGGTGGTACCCCGACCCCCGCGAAGGCCAAGGACATCTCCTGTGCTGTCGTCTCGGGCTTCACCCTGAACCCGACCGATTCGGAGACGGACGACACCACGACCATCTGCGACTCCGCCGCGTCCAACACCCCGACCCGTGACGCCTACGAGGCCTCCCTCACCTTCCTGCGTGAGGCCCTTGACGAGGCTTCCGGCAAGGGCAACCCGGACTCCCCCGCCTCTGTCGCGTTCGAGCTGTTCAAGAAGGGCGGTGTGTCGGCGAACGTCACCGGCTGGCTGGTGAAGCGCATCGGCTACAAGAACACCACTGCGGCCAAGGCCGGCCAGCTCGTTTCCGCGTTCCTCGTCATGCCCGACAACCCGCGTGACGAGGTCGGTGAGGGCAAGCAGCCCATCCAGATGACCGTTCCCTTCCTTCCTCAGGGCACCATGGTCATCAACGAGCCCCTCGTCTGATCGTCGGGTTCAACCCTCCTGGGTCAAAAGCCCCGCTCTCACAAGGAGCGGGGCTTTTGGTATACTCATTTGGACCGATTGACGAATCGAAAGATTGGATGATTGATGTCTGACGACAAGCTGACTTCTGCTGAGACTGAGGATGAACTCCTCGACCTCGACGGGCTTCTCGATAACGTGAAGCAGACCCAGCGGGAGGTCACCGTCTATCCGGACGCCACCCTCGCTCAGCGCGCCATGGAGCTCCAGGAGCAGATTCTTGAGGAGCGCCAGTCCACCGAGAAGCCGGTGCGCGCGCTCAACGAAAAGACCCCGGAGGTCGAGCTCGCCGAGGTTCTGAAGAAGATGGAGAGGACCGCCATCGTCTTCACCCTCCGCGCCCTGGCCTCTGCTGAGATCTCTGCCATCCGCAACCACATCGTGGCGACCGTTCCGATCAAGAAGAATGCCACTGCCGACGAGACCAACGAGCTCCGTGAGACCCGGCAGCAGATCGCCTACGAGCACTACCTGTCGCACTCCGTGATCGGTATCAAGTCCGGAGGCAAGTCCAAGAAGGGTCTGACCTCCCGCGAGGCCGCCAAGATGCGCCAGCGCCTCCCCGAGGCCGAGTGGGTCAAGCTCATCGAGGGTTTCGACAAGACACAGGTCGCCACTGCGGCTCTGGAGCAGGTGATGGCCGACCCCACGTTTCGTTGGGCCATCACTGACGAGGAAGAGTAACCAGAAGTTCGTCATCGCCCTGAAGACCGCCTGGCACTCACACCTTCCGCCCACGCTCTACCTCCCCTCTGTCGGTAGGTACAGCAGGTCCGTTCCGGTCTGGGATGAGATCGACAACGATTGGAGGCGCGAGCCACTGCCACAGGACTTCAGGAACGAGCTCGACGTCCGCCTGGAGATGGCCTGGCAGTACTATACCGACTCCTGCTGCCCTAAGTGCGGGACTCCGGTCTGGTACGGACGGACCACCGACAACAGAGTCCAGTTCGACATTCAGGACACCATCTGCTACGGATGCGAGACCCTGGAGAAGGACGAGGCGGACAGGGAGCGACGCAAGGAACGGAAGCAGCCCGGTGTGACTAAGATCGCCGTTCCTGTCGGAGTCTCCTACGACGAGACCGGCGAGTTCGAGCCATTGCCGACTCCATGGGAGGCCATGGCCTCCGTCCCGACCTGACGCGGGGCTATGAAACCCGGATTGATATTCTTGGTGGTATCAATCCGGGTTTTCTATTAAGGGGACGACAGTGGCCGACCAGTCGAAGCTCTCGTACGAGGTTGAACTCGACGCCTCCGGTTTCATCCAGGGCTCCTCTAAAATCCAGTCTTCCGCCGCCCAGGCCGTGAATGCGGTCGGTGCGATGGGCGCCGCCATGAAGTCGCTCACACAGGCGAGTCGTGGCGGTTCCTGGATGGACAAGAACATCATGTCTTCGTCCGATGCGAAGGCGATGTCCACCAACATCCAGGTCTACCAGCAGGCCGCCAAGCTCACCAAGGACTTGACCGCTGCCTCGCAGGCCCTCGGACGGACAGACGTCTCCTCGACCATCAAGGCCACCACGAGTGCTATCGAGGGCATGTCGCAGGCCCTCAACAATGCCACTATCGCCGACAGCAAGCAGGTCTCCGCGCTCAAGGAGCAGGTTGCTCTCTACGAGCGCATGGCCCGTGTCGCCAAGCAGCTCGGCACCGACATGAGCGGCATGTCAAGGAACTCCGGAATTGACAGCAACCTGGGCGGGCGCTCCAAGACGGAGATCGAGGCCCAGCGCCAGCTCAACGAGGTCCGCAAGCAGGCCCGCGAGGCCGCCCTTGAGCAGGCCGTCACCGAGCAGAAGGCCACCGCCGCCACGACCGCCGGCGCTTCCGAGCGTGTCGCTGCGCTCCAGCGTGTCATCGCTGCTGAGCAGCAACTCGCGGAGGTCACTGACAAGGCCTACGCAGCGCAGTACCGCAAGGCAGCCAACCAGTCTGCAATACAAACCAATCAGGCCGCAGTGGACACCGGCCGTGCCGCCGCGAAACTTGAGGCTGCCGCTGAGCAAGACCGGGCCGCAGCCCTCCGCGCCTCTGTCGCAGCCGCTCATGAGGCCGTACAGGCGAACACGGCTCACATCCACTCGCTGGAGAACATGAGGTTCGCTTCGCAGGAGGTCCGCAACAACCTGACGGTTCTGGCCGCCGGGGTGACGGCTCTTGCCACCTCTGTCGTCAAAGCTGCCGCCGATCAGGATCGTGCCTTCGCAGATATCGCCCGTACGACCCAGCTGGATCAGACCAGCGGTGCGCTCCAGGCCCTCCGCGACCAGTACAGGCAGATGTCCACTGACATCTCCAAGTCTTTCAATGAGCTCTCGCAGATCGGTACGCTCGGTGCGCAGATGAACATCCCCGCGGAGAAGCTGGGCGACTTCACCCGCGCTGTCGCAGAGTTCTCCATGGTGACGGGCACCACGACCGAGAAGGCCTCTGAGGACTTCGGCCGACTGATCAACACGTTCAGTCAGGCCGGGATGGCGCTGAATGGTGGCGACAAAGCCTACGAGCAGATGGCCTCCCAGGTCGCCGAGCTCGGTGCGAAGGCAGTCGCCACTGAGGACGAGATCCTCACAATGGCGAACAGCATCTCGACCACCACCGTGTCGGCGGGTATCGGGCAGGACGCCACCCTCGCCTACGCCACGGCCCTGACCTCCGTCGGTGTGAAGGCCGAGTGGGCCCGTGGTTCGCTCCAGCGCATCTTCGGTAACTTCAACAAGGCCGCCGCCCAGGGTGCCGAGGGCATGGCGGACTTCGCCCAGCAAATGCACATCTCCAACGAGGAGGCCCTGGAGCTCTGGAAGAACGACCCTTCGAAGTTCTTCAACCAGCTCATCGAGTCCATCTCCAAGGCCGGGAACGGCGTGGAGATGACCCAGATGCTCTCCGACATCGGCCTGAAGTCCACCCGTGACATCGAGCTCGTGAAGCGTCTTGCGGTGAACTTTGACCTGCTCAAGGAGACCATGGACAACTCCGCTGAGGCCGGATCAAACACTGGCTTCCTGGAGCAGTCCATGGAGAAGCTCAACGCCACTATGACAGAGACCATCGCGCAGACCAAGAACGCGCTGGAGAACATGATGGCCTCCTTCGGCGAGCCCTTCCTTGCCCCGCTGAAGCTGATCTTGGATGGTGTTCAGGCGCTTGCCAACGCCCTGTCGAGCCTGGGTGAGACCCCCGTCGGTCGGGTTATTGCAGCGTTCGCTGGTGGTGTGACGATCTTCATCGCTCTTCAGACCGGCGCCAAGCTCCTCCAGGCGGGCGTTCTGTCAGTCGCCTCTTCGATGATGCAGGTCCGCAAGAACATGGTCGAGGCGGGCCTCTCTGGGCAGTTGTCCTGGAGCAACATTGCCAGGGCCATTCAGCAGGCCAACGCGGCCCTGTCCGAACAGCCCGCCCTGTACGCCCGCGTGAAGGCCGCTCAGGCGGAGGTCGCTCAGCAGCGCCTCACCGGCAGCACCGCGGGAACCTCCGCCATGTCGGCTGGCGCTACGGCCTCTGAGGCTGCGGCCCACAACGCGGCTACGACAGCCATCAAGGCTGAGACCGCTGCTCAGGAGAGCCTGGGTGCAGCGCGCAGTATGGCCTCTTCTGCGGCCTCCGCGTCCACTGCTGCTACCCGGACCATGGGCGCAGGCATTTCGGCCGTTTCTGGGGCTATGGCGGCCGCTGGGACTGCCATAAAGGGCTTCTTCGCCTCGCTCGGTCCGGCCGGTTGGGCCTCCCTCGCCCTGTCGGCTCTGCCCGCGATCGCTGAAGGCTACAACCAGATCGCTAACGCCGAGGAGATTGCCGCGGAGAAGGCTCAGAAGGCCGGGGCGGAGACTCTCTCGGCTCTAGGGGGCGCGGCCGAGGTTCAGAAGGCAGTTCTCACTGATACTCAAGAGATCGCCAACGGTTCGCAGCGTAGTCTCGGCGACCTGATGATCTCTGCGGATGGTGCGGGGTCTTCCTACAAGAGTGCCGCGGAGAAGTCCTACTACTTCGTGAACGCTCAGGGAGAGATCGTTCGAGCCACCCGCGAGGTCGCTCAGCAGATGGGCTACACCACGCTCCAGATCGGCAAGAACACCGCCGAGCTCATTCGTAATGCGATCGCCGGGTCTGAGGGCTTCAAGAAGCTTACAGGCGAGCAGCTGAACGCCCTGAAGAATGTCGGTTTCGACTGGGGCGAGTACGCCAGGAAGGCTGCGACGGAAGGTCAGGAGTCAGCGAACGCTTATGTTCAGGGCTTCATCGATCAGCTCAATAAGAAGAAGTCCGAATTGTCGGGCTCCAATGCACCCACCCTCATGGACCCGAACTCGCAGGCGGTCAAGGGCAAGCATATTGACACCATTAACAACGAGACCGATGCGATCAACAATCAGATCAATGCCCTGAAGGGTCTTCAGGATGCCAACGGTAACGTTGGTGCTGCGGTTCAGCAAGCTATTGGCTCACATGATGCCCAGCAGCAGATTCTCAAGGGTCTGGGCCTGTCGGCGGATGAGGCCAATGGCGCCCTTGAGGGGATGAACGGCACGGCGGATAGTAATGCTAGTGCTGCGGATAAGGCCTCGGAGGCCTGGGACAAGTGGAAATCCGCTGTGGATTCGGCGATCGACAGAGCCTTCGGGTTCGAGAACGCTGAGGCTGCAATGTTCGATGCTCTGGACAAGTTCAACCAGGGCCTTCAGGACAACGGCAATGTGATCAACACCACGACTGAGGGCGGTAGGCAGAACCTCCAGAATCTCCAGACCTACCTGAAGGCCGTGGCCGAGAACGCCATGCAGGTCGCTCAGAACTTGGGTTTGACCGGGGCGGAGGCTCAGAAGTACGTTCAGGAGTACGTGCAGGCCGCTATCGACCAGCTCGGCCAGCAGGGTATTGACACCTCGCAGGTCCAGCAGGCGATGAACAACGTTGGAGCCATGCTCGGTCAGACGATGCCCGGCCCGACGGTGGACAATACCCCGACGCAGCAGGGCGTTGACCAGGCTCAGCAGATCGCTCAGCAGGGTGTTGGGGCCGTCGCTGGTACGACAGGGCAGACAGTGCCCGGTATCGAGATCGACCCTTCTGCCACCCTGTCGAGCGTGCAGGAGCAGCTTGGCATCAGTGAGCAGGGGATGTCGGACATCTACAACGTCTTCAACCAGACGATCCCCGGCGCGAACATCGACGGTTCGACGACGTTCTCCGATCTCCAGAAGATGCTGAGCGCTTCCGACCAAGACATGGGCGTTCTCTGGCAGATCATCTCCAAGAACATCAATGGTCCTGGGGTCAATTACAACGGGCTCAAAATTGATCTGAAGAACATGAAGGTCGAGACCGACTCCGTTGTCGGGCAGATCATTCAGCGCCTGTCGCTCGCCAAGGCGATGCTCGCAGGTGCCAAGACCGGGGCGGCTGTCGGACAGATTGGCGGCCAACTCAAGAAGGGCAAGGGCCGTGGGCGAGGAGCCGGAAGCGCCGCCGCCGCTTTCCAGTCCGCCATGGGTCGCTACCAGCCGACTCCCCGCAAGTCCCGCGGAGGCGGGGGAGGCGGAGGCGGTGGCGGTGGTCACACGCCTCGCCAGCACACACCTCGTAGGTCTTCCACACCCAGGTCACACACGCCAAGATCTCACACGCCTAGGTCCTCTTCACCCTCTGGTGGTTCTTCTAAGGCGAAGCAGAAGGAGAAGTCGCCTGCCGAGCTCTTCAAGGACTTCCTGTCGCGCCTTTCCACCGCGATGAAGGAGAGCATGGAGAAGTGGTGGAAGTCCCGTTCTGCGAAGGACAACTATCATTCGCAGCTCAACACGATGAGGAAGAAGATCGAAGACGCCCGTAAGACTATTGCGGACGCCAAGAAGTCGATCGAGGATCTCAACACGACCCTGTCGGAGCAGCAGCAAGAACTCCGCGACGCCAAGTACTTCAACGAGATCGCGAAGAAGTATGGCGACAAGGAGCGCATTCAGTCCACTCAGACTGACATCGACAAGGCGAACAAGAACATCAATGACACCAAGTCTCAGATCGCCGACAAGGAGAAGGAGATCGCTGAGGCTCAGAAGGGCATGTTCGCTCTTCAGGGCTATACGCAGGCCGCTATTGAGAACAGGGCTGCACTGAAGCAGTTGCAGTCCACCATGATGGAGATGATCGAGGCTTATGCCGCCACGGGCGCCTCGAATGAGCAGGTCGCGGCTTACGCGCGCCAGCTCAAAGAGGAGTTCATCAACCAGGCGGTTCAGATGGGCTTCAACCGCGGCGAGGTTACCGAGTTGGCTGGCGGGTTCGACAGCCTGGCGTCAACGATCCAGAGCGTTCCCCGTTCTGTCGAGGAGAACGTCACCGACAATGGTACTGCTGCTGCGACTCAGCAGGCCATCGAGGACGTTGCCAATGGCGACTACGGCCCCGCGGAGATTCCGACCGAGCTCGATGAGCCTTCCGCGGCTGCTACTGGTGGGGCCCTTGACGACATGGCCGAGCCCCGTGAGGCGGAGTACCACCCCGACGTTGACCGCGACGCTCGTGGGATGGTTCTCAACCAGCTCGACCAGATCAAGAACGGCGAGAACGCCAATGCCGAGGGTCGGCCCACGATGTTCGTCCCCAAGGTTGACGAGCAGGGTGCTGCTCGACTCAATACGCGGATGAATGAGTTAGCTTATGACATCTACGTAAAGTACGTCCCACAGGCCTCTCAGGAGGAATACGACGCAACCAAGAACTACTTGGAGGAGCTTGGCAAAGATGAGAACAAGCAGTACCTCCCCGAGCTGAATGCTGAGGCGTTCGGGCTCACCCAGGAGGAGCTGGATGCGATGGCTGAGCCTCGCGACGCCAACTACAACTCCGACGTCGATGATGCCACCTATGAGGCGGCCAAGGCGAAACTCGACGAGAACGCCGACGACCGCCCGGCCATCTTCAACCCGGACGTCAACGAAGGTGACAACCAACAGACCAAGGAGGAGCTCGACGAGACAGGTGAGCCCCGCGAGGCAGAGTACAAACCGGACGTCAATGAAGGAGACAAGAACAACACCGACAAGGAGCTCGACGAGACCGCTGAGGATCGTGACGCGGAGTACGAGCCCAAGACGAATGACAGCAAGAAGCTCTCCGTCAACGAGGCTCTGAACAAGGTCGCTGAGAACAGGAAGGCCGATTTCGAAGCGAAGAAGGATGAAGGCTCCTACTGGGGCGTCATGCAGTCCTTCTCTCAGTTGGCTGCGACGCGTACGGTCCAGTTCGTCGCTCAGCAGGTCGGCTCGGCCTGGAACACGGTCAAGTCCTGGTTCCACAATGGCGGCCAGATTCCTGCCTACGCCAATGGCGGTCCGATCCGTACCCGTGTCGGAATCGCTCTGGGTGCTCCGATCGGCGGGTTCGCCGGGGGTGGTCCTGCTGGCGGGATGATCCCGGGCAACCCAGGTGGGAACTACCACACGGACAACCTGCTCGCGATGAATCCGACAGGATCCCTGTTCGCCGTCCGCAGCGGCGAGTACGTCATAAACCGGTCCGCGGTGGAGACCTACGGCTCCGGAATGTTCGACGCGATCAACGCCAGGCGCTACGCCCCATCTGTGTCGTACTCCGGCGGTGGTATCCCGCGCGGTGGAGTGGATCTTTCCTCCCGGACCATCGCGGCGCTCGCTCGGTCTATGTCGAGTATGATCACGCTCGATGGGCGCGTGATCTCCAACTCCGTCAACGGATACAATGCGGTTAACGGACAGAGGGGGTCATACTGATGGCAGTCCTGGATAACCGATGCGTAATCGGGGTCGGAAACAAGAGTCTTGTTCTTCCAGCCCCGGCCAAGGACGCCGCTATTCAAGCGACGCCATGGGGGCAAGTTACTCAGCTCGTCAACGGGGCGAACGGGATGACGCCTTCCCGGTTCGCCGCGAAGGCATACAAGCTCTCCTGGAATGTGATGTCCCCGGCGGACTATGTGGCCTTTATGGACCTGATCTCGACGGCGGGTTCGAACCATATTCGGTATGTGGATTGCCTGAACAGGCCAGATCTCAACATCCTGTCGCCCTTCCTCGGGAAGCCGTTCCTGCTGGTGGATACCCTGTCGCCCATTGCCTTCGCAAAGGACGGCACGGTACTCGCCCAGATGGATACAAGATCCGGCGATGGACCGGAGTTCGCCTTGCGGATGACGGGCAAGGCCACGACGGCTCCCGCCACCTACACGGAGACCATATTGATCCCCCCGGGCTATACCTTTTACGTGCAGACTGTCGGGGACGACACGCAGAAGTTCGTGTTCAAGGATGGCTCTCCACTACCTCCGTACGAGACGAAGATTGTGCCGAACGACACGGATATGGTGCAGCGCGCGACTATCACGATCAAGCCCGCGGAGGCCAACGGATCGGGCCTTCTGCACTGGGTTCGCGGTGTGCTCGATACCGGGTCTGGTTATTCGGACCTTGATCCCTTCGCTCCGTGGTCGCTGTTCACTAACCCGGAGATGAGCCCCGGAGGTGTGCTGATCGGTGAAGACACGAGCGAGCGCGCCCCTGTCGGCAGAGCCAGGCTGTTGAACGTCCGGGACCACTACATCCCTGAGGAGTACTACTCGGCCCTGAAGGGCGGGGACAGAATCGACATCGAGGTGAAGGCCAAGGTCCTCAAAGGCTCGAAGGCTTTCAAGGGTGGTGTGAGGTATCTCAAGGCGAATGGCACATCGGGTCTGACCGATGTCGGTCTTCAGAAACGATCCGAGCTCGGCGATGGCTGGGCCCAGTGGTCTGGTGGTTGGACGGTGCCCGCTGATGCTGTGAAGGCTGGGCCGTGGCTGCATATCGACCAGGACGCCTGGAGTCCGGACACCCAGATTCTCGTTTGCGACCTGCACGTGAAGAACACGTCCTACCAGCAGCGCCTCAACTCTGGGCCGGACATCACGTCCTACGCCCCGCCGATGGGGTTCACGACGATGATGGTCGATCCGGGTTCGATCCAAGTCGAGTCCAACAAGAGGTTCCACAAGGTTGAGTTCTCAGTGAAAGAGGTCTGGCCGTGGCTGTGAGATTCACCGGAGTTGACAACTCCACGGTCTCCTCCTGGTCCGTCGCGGAGGACGCCACCTCACTCGACAGGGGTGCCTCGGACTCCGGAGTTCCCCAATTGCAGGTGCAGGGCATCGGGTACCAGCCGGGCCTGATGTCGATGCTCGGGCAGAGCATGACCGTGATCTCGAACGAGTTCGGCTCGACCGAGTTCCGCATCACAGATATTGAGGGTACTGAATCGGGTTGGACTCTCACCGGCGGCTCGCCCCTGTCGGCACTCGTCCAGGCGGGCACCATCCCCAGCATGACGGGTCAGCCGTTCGAGACCATCATCGAGATGTTCTTCAACGCCGTGGGAATCAAGCGCTCGCAGTACACGCTGGAGATCGACCAGGCGCTGCTGAAGGGGAGGTACGATATCCCCGCCCAGCGGGTTGTCGTGTGGCAGGCCATGAAGCAGTGGCTCAGTGCCAACGAGATCGACATGTCGTGGGAGGTCGGCAGGCTCCGGTTCCAGCCGCTCCGCAACCGGATCATGTACGTCAACGATGTGACTTCGGGCTACAACCTCACGATGAGTTCTTCGCAGAAGGTGAAGAACATCGACGTGAACGTCTACCACCGCATGGCGTTTCGACATGATGTGATCTGGCCCCCGAAGCCGTTGCTCTACCCGGACGCCAAGACGACGTTCGGGCAGACCGACACACCTGTGATCACTGTGAATGCCGGGGAGCAAACAGTGACCACGCTTCAGCTCCCTTGTGAGGTGTCGTCCGTGCGGCAGCCTCGCCAGGTCATGGCGATCCCCGTCGTCAACAAGGCCCCACTAGTGGACAACCAGAACACGCCTAACGGCATTTACATGGTCGTGGGTAAGGACAACAAGGCGATCACCCCTGCTCAGTGGCAGGACATGGGTGGGGGCCTTGAGGTGCGCCTCAACAAAGACAAGCGTTCTGTCGATGTCATTGTTACAGGGATGTTGTTCGAGGAGCTCAGCCCCTTCCGCATTTGCGAGTCCGATGGAAAGACCGATTACAACGGCTTGTTTCTGCTCGGGGAGAACGGCACCTATGTCGATATCGAAACTATCCCCTTCCACACCGGCACGCCCGGGACGGACGAGGAGCAGACGATCGACAATCAGTGCATCACCACGCGCACCCAGGCCTACCACGCTGCTCAGTGGACCGCGGACCAGTACAGCGGGCACTCCTTGAACGCGACCTGGCAGGGTATCAACCCGCTCCGAGATACTGAACCCAACGGGGAGCGCCAGGTCTTCGGCCGTCTCGCAGGGGTTCGGTACAAGCAGGACGGGCACTGGTGGCGCGTATCGAATGCCTCCCTGTCGGATAATAATGCTCAGTTGACCGCTACGAGAGACACAACATTGGGGGATGTTCAACGCGTCTACCCGAAGGTTCGAATGCTCTCCGGAGGCGGCCGGACTCTCAGTGAGATCAGCGACAGGGGGATTCTATGAGCCGGGACTACGAGGGACACCTGTACCCCGCACCGAACGTTTCGAAGCAGACGCAGTCCTGGACCTGCGCGATCGAGCGCAAGATCAACCGACTGGAACAGCGCACGGGTGATGCCGTCGCCACCGCGAACAACGCAGCCAATCGCTGGGCCCCCATGGCCGGTGAATTGGCCAAGATGCGCGATCGCCTCGACGACACCGAGGCGATCGAGCGCGTGTCGCGCCTGGCCCAGGATGCGGTGACCTGGTCCACTCGCCCGCCGGTGAACCGCACGCCTGGGGTGCAGAAGGAGAAGCCCGATTACCCGTTGCACCCGAACGCGGTCTGGTATGTCTACGTCGGGGATAAGAACAACGTCACCGAGATATGGCGCTGGGAGCAGGCCTCCATGAAGCGCATCGGCGACAAGGCCGAGAACTTCAAGCTCGACATGGCTGGGAAGTGGGTCAGGCAGACTTACGGCACAGGAACGCTGGGTGAGGGTGCTGTCGATCTGAAGAATCTCTCCAAGTCCCTGTCGGACAATCTGGAGGAGGCCCACAACGGCGTTGTCCAGCTTCAGAAGCGTGCCGATGAGGCTGACAAGAAGTACGACAAGACCAAGGCCGACCTTGAGAAGAAGATTAAGGACATCAAGGAGAAGGCCGGCAGCGACGGCCGTGTGATCGTCTCCCCCAACGAGCCTGCTGGGGCTGATCGTGTTGAGGGCAACTTGTGGATCAACACGGCGGATGGGAAGAACCGCCCGTACCGTTACGACAAGGTGACGGATAAGTGGGTCGAGATCAAGGACCCGGACATCGTCGAGTCCGCGCAGAAGGCCGCTCAGGCGCAGACCGAGGCGAGCAAGGCCCTGAAGAAGGCCCAGGACATTGAGGACATGGCCACTGCGGCCAAGCTTGCTGCGGAGAACGCTCAGAAGAGCGCGGATGGTAAAAACACTATCTTCTACACGCCCGAGAAGCCGACGCTCCAGGGTCGTAAGCAGGGCGACTTGTGGTTCGACACGGACGACGGCTACAGGATGTACTCTTATGACCAGGCCCGCCAGGACTTCGTGGATGTCACACCTAAGACGTCCATGTCGGATGAGGACAGGGCCGCCCTGGAGCGTCTCCGCTCGGGAACTTCGGACATCCTGGACGCTACGTTCCCCGTCGCCTGGACCACGTCTGTGACGCCATCGAACTGGCGGATCGAGACCAACTACCCGGGGCGCTACCACTGGGTTGGCGGTGACACAGCAGGCGGGGCCCGTCGTCTGCTGATCCTTCCGCCGAAAGTGAAGCGAGCTACGAAGAATGACACGTACACGTTCGCGTTCTCGCTGCGGAATGAGTCCACTCAGACTGCTCAGTTCCAGGTGGGATTCGATTTCTACTCCGACAACGCGTGGACGCGGAACGTCAACCCGAGCCCCAACATCTTTGTAGTCCCTCCGGATGGACAGTCCCATGTCTTCAAGACGACTATCGTTGCGGCCTACGACCCCAACAACCGGGAGAACGTGGTCGTTCCCTGGATCGACGGCCTGTCGTCGCTGGCTAACAACGTCTGGCTAATGGGCGTCGAGATGACGAACAACGACAACCTCCAGGCCCGGCTCGCCCAGGCCAGTCAGGGCGTCGCTGATACGTTCAAGCGCATCGAGGGGCAGGTTCTCACGTCGCCGTACCCACCTTCGAAGGGTATCGTTAATACTTCTGTATGGATGTCTCCCGACGGTAAACTGTTCCGCATGAGGAAGGCCGGAAAGGAAGACTGATGCCTTACGATCGGAACGCGAACTGGGTTGATGGCGAAGGCGCACAGGCCACACCCATCACCGCCGTCAAGCTGAACAAGGTCGAGGATGGCCTCGTCGCGGCGTCCAAGAATGCCGACACTGCGGTAGCCAAAGTCACCGAGAACAAAGCCGCGATCGACAAGGCGCAGAAGGCCGCGGATGACGTGACGAAGACCGAGGCTCAGCACTGGCAGCAGGCCAACAACCTCTTCGCTACCACCACTGCGCTCAAGGCTCTTGAGCAGCGACTCGACGAGCTCAAGGCCGCGACGGAGCTCGGCAAGATCATCGACGGGATCAAGCAGTTCTACGTGGGCCGCATGGATTCCGGTCCCCTGGTCCCTGTCGGCGCCATCCTTGCGTGGGCCGGTGTCACGGCTCCGGACAACTTCGCGCTCTGTGATGGGCGGCAGATGGACCGCACAGTGTACCCCCAGTTGTACTCTGTGCTCCAGAACATCTACGGAGCATCAGGCAACTTCTTCAGGCTCCCCGACCTCAAGGGTCGTGTCATCGTCACCAGAGATCAGGGCAACGCGCAGTTCGTCAACCTTAACAACCTCGGTGGGGAGGCTCAGCACACCCTGTCCCTCGATGAGATGCCGCGTCACAATCACGATATCGGTAACCCGAACGTTGCGAACTGGCGCGACATGGGCATCTGGGGATCGAACGTGTCCGGTGGTAACCAGTGGAACATCGCCTCGGGCTCGTCTGAGGGTTCTCTCGGTAAGCTCTCAGCTTCTGACACCGGCGGGAGCCGCCCGCACAACAATATGCCTCCGTACATCGTGTTGAACTACATCATCAGGATCAAGTGATCCTATGGGTTCGTACGAGTACATAACGTGGCCCGGGGACAAGACGACTCCGGGCCCCGATCTGTTCCCGGGTTGGAGCCCCACTGCGCACAACTCGAAGGTTGTGCACGGGATGAACGGCGCGGAGTGGGTTGAGGTCGATAGGAACCAGGACCCCGAAGCCTACAACATCGCGGCCCACGCGGACCAGACCCGCAACGACATCCTCGCCATGGTCCGACAGGACGGGGGCCGTGTCTTCTACTACGACGGCTCAGGCTACCCGCCCCTTCGTGGTTACAATCCCGGGGACACCGCCCGTGGTCGTGAGAAGACGACGGGTTCCATCCTTGTCGAATACCGATGGAACGGACTGGAGTGGATTCAGCAGCGCCTCACCGACGGTATGATCACCTCGCTCGATGTCGGTAAGCTCACTGCGGGCACGGCCAACATCCAGAAGGTTGTCGCCGACACCATTTGGGCTGGGATTATTCAGGCGAAGTCCGTCGTCGCCAACAAGATCACCGGCGACCTCATCGAGGCGAACACGATCCGTGGGGACCACATCGCGGCGAACTCGATCTCGGCTGAGAAGTTGCAGACTGGCTCCATCACAGCGGAGTCCGGCATCATCAAGAGCCTTGACGCAGGGAAGATCACCACTGGGTTCATCAACGGTCAGCGCATCGCTGCTCGCTCTATCACTGCTGCCCAACTCGCTGCTGGCTCGATCACGGCCGACAGTGCGGTGATCGACTCCATCAGCGCGTCGAAGATCACCACTGGCACCCTGAAGGCGTCCCTGTTCGACGCCGATACTCTGCGAGGTCAGACTTTCATCGGTGGGCGGTTCATCGGTGGCGACTTCCTTCTCGATCCGGAGACCTCTCGACAGGATATGCGGTTCGGGCGCTCCAAGGGCGTGCCTTTCAAGAATGAATCCCAGGAGTTCACGCGCGAGGTCATCGGCATCTCCGCGTTCAGCCCCACCACGGAGCAGCCCATCCTCGCTCTGGGTGTCATCGGCAACGACGATCCTGCACTGTCCCTATATGGCCGGCAGTTCACCGACGGGAACCGTTACTTCTCTCAGCTCAGCCCTGGTCAGTTGTATCTGGGCGGGGTTAACGCGGTCGGAACCCCGACATGGTCCTACATCCGACAGTCGGGACAGGACCTGGCTATCTCCACACGGCAGGAGAACGTCAACACACCGCTGTCGAACCTGCTGATGTCACCCACTCACTTCTACGCTGCGGGTAACTACCGGGGCTCGACCCCGAAGTGGATGTTCCATCTGACCACGGGAGGCCACCGCTCTGACATCCTCTGCGACGGGGACCTGCACATTCACGCTTCCGCCGGTTACGCGGTAAGCATCGACTCGTACATCCATTCGAGGTTCCCGATCACTCAGCTCGACTGGGGGGCCGGAGGCAACGAGACGAACGTCTTCCGGAAAACCGAAATCAACGGCGATCTCCACGCCAGAGGTCGTATCAGCGCGGACAAGGGGAAGAGCTTCGTCATTCGTCACCCGACGAAGGATGACCACATCCTGGTTTACACCTGCACCGAGTCGCCTTACAACGGGATCGAGTATTGGGACAACGCCACGATCCCCAAGAGCGGGGAGATGACTGTCGAACTTCCCGAGTACTTCGACACGCTGCACGATGAGGATGTTCCGACGTCGGTATTCACCTCGAACGGCGTGAAGGTCCTCGGGCCCGTCGAGGGCGGTAGATTCAAGGTCAAGGGCGAGGCGGGTACCTGGTTCTCTTGGCAGGTCAAGGCTGCTCGAAGGATACCCTGGGCGCCTAAGATGGATGCAGAATGCACTGAAGAGGACGCCATCAATAAGTATGACTTCTCGGAGAGACACATAGAAGGGTTGCCAAGGTGGGAGCAATAGACAGCAACGGGGTCTACAAGTACTCCTCCGAGGACACGGTCAACACCTGGGAGAATTTCCTCAACCTGGGCATGAACTCCGTGTCGAACGCCATCCAGAACCTCCGGTACAACGGGGTCTACTGCGTGACCAACATCCAGGGCGCCACGACCAAGCGCATGGAGTTGGAGCGCACGGGCCTCAAGCCGACAGGGGACAATCCGTTCCTCTTCTACCTGAAGAACAACGGCAAGTTCATCACCTGGGACGGTGCCGCCTGGAAGATGAACGGCGACTCCATTGCCTCATGGATGGTGAACGGTAACGAGACCTTCACACCGGCGACGCCCTGCTACGGGAAGATTCTGTGGGGTCAGCAGGGTGAGGAGTCAAAGTTCCGGCAGGAGATGGGCGTCTCCGTCCTGAGGATCACCGAGTGGTCCTACTACGGGAACGACCAGACCACAGACTCAGCCTTCGCGTACTTGCCGCTGAAGAACACCTACACTGGCGTTGCGGTGACCTTAATCACCAACGGCAACGCAGAGGAATGGCCAGGCGCCTTCTCGGCTGACAACAACAACTGGCACCAGTTCGCGGAGAAGGATGGCACGATCAAGAGGATCAGAATCATCGTTCCCCGTGGCATCGTCGGTCATCTCATCACGACGAACTACGTCATCTACGGGTGGATCAAATGAGGCAGTTCATCCCCACGACTCCGTACATCCAAGAGCCCCCGTGGCAACGACACCTTGACAGGGCCTCACGCGCCCTGTCGTATGGCTCCCTGTCGGCCTACGCCCTCATGCGTCTAAGTGGTCCGCGCCACTTCATGGACATCCCTGAGCTCGCGCTGCACTACCACTGGTTCCTCTTCCTGGGTATTTTCATCACATCCTTGTGTGCTACTGTCTTCGTGCTGCGCCGGCAATCGCAGTTCGAATACGTGGCTCTGCTGCCTCTGCTCGGGTTCATGGCAGCCAGCGGTATCATAGCCCTGAACGGCCCTACGTCTCGACCGCATGCTCTGCTACTGTGGGCGCTGTGGTTCTTCCTGGCAGCGCGATGGAACGTCCTTCACTCCGCCATCAAGCACGCCCGTTTTGTTCAGGACATGAAGGACAGTGTCGAGCAGGGGGTTTGATATGAGCGCTACTGTGGCTTCTGTGGTGGCGCTCGTTACAGCACTTCTTGCAGCCGTGCCGCCAATACTGAAGACCTTCGCCGACAGGAAGCGGGGCATCAAGGAAGCGGAGGTGCAGGAGGCCAAGCAGAGCACTCAGCAATGGCAGGCTATGATCGCTTCCCAGGAACTCATCATCGACTCCTACAAGGAGGAGAACGAGCGGCTTCGCAAAGTCCTCAAAGAATACGAGAACAACTAAGTACCGAAGAACCCCCTAGCGGCAACTAGGGGGTTCTTCGCGCAAACTAGCAAGCTATCAACATGATTCAACTGCTTGACGAGCCCGGTGTATCAGCATTCGATGGCTTTGTCCAAGTACCACCTCGCTTTCTCCAGGTCCTGTTTTCTGTCGTCCTTGCGGCCGGCCCGGAGCAGGTACTTACCGACCTGCCACAGAAGCGGGTCCTTGTCGAAGGCTGCCATGAGCACGTTGAAGACTTCGACATCACCAACGTTCTCAACCTGTTCAGCCAGCGCGTTTCCCAGCCACGAATAGTGCTTCGGGGCGTTCACGACATCTGGCTTCTCCTCGTCCTCGACAGGGGCCATCTGCCCCAGCGGCATCCGGGCGTAGCCGGGACCCTGACATACCTGCATGTGCTCGTTGATGCGAAGGTAGTCATCGATCTGCAAGCCGCCGCGTCGAGCATCCCAGGTTCCGATGTAGTCGTAGTCGGGCCCCATGTTGTCCTCGATCGGGTAGACGTGCGGATCGACAACAGCGAACTGGATCTCGTATATCTGGGCGATCATCACGTAGATGTCGCGCTCGGAGGCGCAGCGCGTCTTACGGGCGAATGTGTAGCCGTTGTGCTGAACACAACCGACGAGGTTGAAGTTGTTGTAAGTGACTGCAATCGAGCAGGGCGTGCCATGAGCGCAGAAGTCGTACCGGTACATGAACGGCTTGCCGTTGATGTCCTCTTGCTCCTGGCCTGCGCTTGGCTCGAACTTCTCGTCACAGATCTCTCGGAATTTATCAATCAGCGTTGGCATGACGGCCTCCCATTCGAGCTGCAAGACTAGCGTCGTGGCAGGTCTTGATCGAGTAGTAGTAGAAATGACGTGCTGCATCTCGTACGTCATCAGCATCGGGGCAGCCAACAGTCCTGCCGGTGGGCCAGAAGCCCAGGGCCTTGAGCGCCTTGTCGGTGATGACGCCCTTGGCCTGACCGGGGGTCTGCCAGATGATCCGAACGTTCGGGTTCCATGCTGTCGCGCAGTACGACAGGGCGCTGTTGACCTTGACGGTGGTGAGGTCCGCGCGGAACTTGTTGTTTGGGCGCAGATCGAACTGCTCGATGACGAGCGTGGTCGGCTCGGATGTGAGCTTGGTGAGAAGTTCGGTGACCGTCTCCTCCCAGCGCTCACTGCGGAACTGACCGAAGTCGAGGATCTCGGAGCCCTCGTTATACGGATCGCTGGGTTGCTCACCCAGAACCCACCCTGTCGAGACCCCGGCATCGACAGCCAGGATGCGTTCACTCATCGGTCTCCTCCTTTCCGGTCACCTTGTTCACCGATGTGTACCGGGTGCTGTATGTGTGGAATCGGACGTTGACCTCGGGAAACTCCCAGGTCACCTTGCACAGCCCCTTGTCGTTGGGTGGCTCGATGTCGATGAGGGTGGCCGCCAGCTCGACAGGCATGAGCACCTTCTCTCCGATCTTTAGCGAGCCGAGGGCCTGCGGTTGTGTTTTGAACTTCATCGGTTCTCCTTCTTGTGTTCGTTGATCCACTGCGAGATTGCGGCTGATGCGGGTGGCACGGGCTGCCAGATGGCCCACAGTCGGCAGGCATCTGCGACGACCTGGTCGCGTCCGGCATCGGTGGTGGCGAGATTGTAGTTGTCCTCCAGGACGGCGATGAAGCGATCCACTGCGAATGGGAGATGCATCAGAGGTGCTCTGTCTCGAAGGTGGCGTCCAGGTCCTTGTCGGAGTAGAACTCGACGTTCTTGTCAGGCCAGATCACCATCCACTGTCCGTAGAAGAACTCGGGGTCGCGGAGGCTGACACCATAGCGACGGGCGACAGTGCGGGCCGCCTCGATGGAGCGCTCCTCGATCTTGATGGCCCAGCAGGTGCGTGGGCGGGGTCGAACGAATCGTTCGACGAGGTTGTCGTCAGGATGTGCGGGGTAGTTCATGGTCAGTCCTTCCGGTATCTCTGTGTCGTGTAACCGGCCGCTTCGACCGGCAGTCCCTCTGCCCAGTCCGGTAGGTCGCACATAAGCGAGGATAGTCTCTCTACGGTCAAACCACCAGTAGTCTCTGTAACGATCTCATCATGAACGTGCGTGACCGTGCGGAACCCAGCCCGCTCGACGTTGACAAGCGCGTGAATGAGCAGGTCCCGGCCGATGGCCTGAATGATGTTCTCGACCTGTGTGGGTCCTCCGACAATGCGGCGCTGCGTACCATTACCCACGACAGCGTCGCAAACCCAAGCGCGCCGACGATAGGGTAGCGGTTTGCCATTGCGGTCCTTGGGCTGCACGTATTCGCGCCGGCAGTTGTGATAGACGAGGGCCCTCCCCGACGGAAGCCAGACGTAGCGGTCATTGCCCACGATCTCGACATCCACGGGGATTCGCCTTGAGGCCGGTCCGCCCTTGTCGAAGGCTGTGTGAACTTGCTTCCACCACGAGACGATGTGCGGATGCGCAACACGCCAAGTCTCAACCAGCGAAGTGAGACCAGCCCAGATCACATTATCTGGAGTGCCCTTGGGGTATATCTTGGCGCCCCCGAGATTGAGAAGCGCCCCGGCGCCTCCACCGAAACCACAGCCCAATGTTGCTGCCTTCCCGCGCTGCCGATCGAACCCAGCTTTCTTACCGCCCATACGCTCTGCGGTAGCGACGTAGATGTCCCTCCCTTCTCGGAAGGCCTCCAGAACACCATCCTCGCCAGCGGCCCATGCGGTGAGGCGGGCCTCGATCGCACTGTAGTCCGACACGGTGAAGGGACCCACGAGCAGCGGACGCACGAGCTTCTTGAGGTCCTCGGAACCAACCTCAATACCGGCCAGGAGCTTGTCGATCGCGACCTGCTCGGCCTCCATATCGTGCTCTCCCTCTGCGTCTGTGAAGTGATCACGGGGTAGATTGTGAGGGCTCAATGTGACGCCCGTCATCCTACCGGTGTTAGCATTACTGTACTTGATCGTTCCACGCAACCGACCATCCGAGTTCGTCGATCCCTGAGCGATGACGTACTTGGTCGCAGCCGACAAAGCTGCCAGCCGCTTGAGCTCCACAGCCTCACGAACCTCGTCGGGGAGATCGTCACGCTCCAGGAGCTCGGCGACATGGGCCTTGTCAATGGACTCCATCTCGAAGCCCTGGTCGGCGAGCCAGCCCTTGAACTGCTGCACGCTGTTCGGGTTGTCCAGACCTGTGATCTCCTTGACCCGAGCCAGGTCCTTCTTCTTGTTGGCCTCGTACTGACGATGAGCAGCACTCGCCAACGCCGTGTCGATCTTGATGCCCCTGTCGTTGATCCGCGTGGCGGTGATCCAAGCTTCGTACTCCTCGGCTGATGGGAACCCCTTGCCGAGGCGATAGATGTTATCCCGCATGGAGATGACGTCCTGTCGGTTGTACCCGACGTAGGCCTCCCAGTCCGCAGGGCGCTCCTCGGGCAGTGTCCTACCGCCTTTGCGGTTGGGCACGGAGAACATGTTGATGAGTCGTCCACCAGCCTCATCTTTGGCCTCACCCCCGACGACCTTGCAGAACCCCTTCAGAGAGCGAGGGTAGCCCCACAGCGAAGCGAGTACGGCCGTGTCGATGTACTCCTCAGGGTCGATATACGTACCGACAGGGAGACCCTTTAGCGCGCTGAAGTTGATCCGCTCGAAGTCGCTGTTGTGAGCGATCTTCTTCACCGCAGGATCGAACAGCCCCGGGATCGCCTTGATCTCCTCGTGACCATACGCGGTGTGAATCTCGCCCTGGCCAATACACCATGAACAAATGAGGATCATCCAGTGTTCATCCTCAACGTATCGATAGACAGTGTTCTTCTTCAGATCGACAGTCGAGTAGGTCTCGATGTCCAGGTGGAGCTCAGTCCCGTCGAAGATGTCCTCGAACCCGTAGGAGTTCCGTGAGCGGCCCTCGGTCCTCGCCGCCCTGTCGAGCTGGTCAAGCAGCCACGTGCCTGGAGCCCCGAAGGCTCCCACGGTGAACTTGTTGCCCAGTGTGGCTCGGTCGGTGACCTCGATCGGGTCCTTGATGCCCGCATCCTTCTTGGCCTGCTGGAGCGAAACGAACTGCTCGCCCGTCAAGGCATTGACATCTGGTACCAGTATCTGCACGGTTCTCTCCTTACTGGTTGGTACATATGTATAGTACACAGAAAGAACCCCGGGCCGCAACCCGGGGTTCCCACGAGTCAGTCTCGTTGCTTGAGTGAAACCATCCTGACCTTCTTCCCTGCTTTGTCCCTCATGACTGGTACGTCGAGCCGCCCCATGCGGGCCCCTGCATCAACAATCTCATCGGCCCGTCGAGTATTGTCGATCCGGCGGAGAAGGTGACCCAGCACCGCGTCGCGCGTCGCAGTCTTGTTAGGCTGGGCTGCCAGGAAGGCCTCGACCTGCGCGACATCCTTGCTGATGTCGGAGTCCGCAGCACAGGCGACGAAAGCCTCGAAAGACTTCAGGTGAACCTCTGCCAACTGAACGGCCTTCACCGCATGGCGCATCTTGACCGTATGCTGCTGCTCAGCAGCAGCGATCAAGGCGGCTATACGAAGGATCGACAGGCCCAGACGTTCAACGCAAGGGACCAGGTATTCGCTGTACAACGGGTGTTGGTCCGCGAGAACTGCACACATGTTCCCCGCGTCCCGGATACGATCCAGGGCCTTCTCCTCGAAGGCGATGAGAGCTCGCGCATCCTCCCCCTCCACTGTGAAGGGCTCCAAGGCCTCGCGCTCCTGACGCCAGTGGTGCTTGGCGAGCGTCAGAACCCGAAGGTTCAGGTTGAACATGTTGTCCTGCCGCTGGAGCGTTTCGTCGTCTGCATCCGACAGGATGGTGAAGTCGTCCATGGTTCTAGCAGGGTCGAACTCCGTGGGCTCGGGCAGAACGGGCAGACACCTCGGGACGAACCCTGAAGCGATCTTCTCCACCTTCAGGTTTCCCGCAGCCTGATCCAGAATCCCCATGCACAGGATCGACAGGGAGAACGGCGTTTCCCTACGGTACTCGTGACCCTTCTGTTTCCGGGCTATCGACGGGATGTAGCCATCGTAAGCCTTCGTGAGGAACCCGATCTCGCCGTCCATGTACGAACCGGAGCGCATAGCCCGAGCGAACATGTCCTGCACCTCATCCAGGATTACGAGGATCGACTCCCCGGGTCGCTCTCCGCAGTGCTGAGCCAAAGCCTCGGGTGTGTGATCCTCCGGGCCGATAAGATCCAGGTTGAACTCCGCGCCAATACGACGGAGGAAATGCTTCACATAACTTGCTGTGGTTGACTTCTTGTCTCGTGTCGTTCGTCCCAGAAGGAGCGTGTAGAGGTTGCAGCTCAACCTGCCGAACGACGTGCGTACCCGGATGTCCGATCCAAGCACTGCGGAAAGGATCGACATGGCCGCCGCATAGTTGAATTGCTTCGACGTGCGGGATGACATGTCGTTCATATACTGGGCCAACGAGTCCACCACAGTATCCTGCGGAACAGTATCGAACTTCTCATTGATCAGGTGGACGTCGCCCCAGAACAACCCATTGCGCTCATCCTGCAACCGGGGGATGCAGATCGGCTCCCCGTTGATCGCCTCTATGGCAATCGCATCAGCGAGGTCGGCTTGGACCTCCTGGTCGTCCTCCCATCTCGCCTTGTCGCGCTGAATCTGAATCCATAGGTCGCTATCTGGGCGACCATCTCGCTTGTACTTATTGCAACTCGCGTCCTGAACAACAGTGAAAACATCAGCGAGCTCGACACCAGCTTCGAACAGGGAGCACTCCAGGGAGTACATGAGTGCAGACCAGTCATCTGACGGCAGAGGATCATCGGCGTAGAGTGCCATGATCTTGTTATCGTTGAGGCCATTGATGATCTTCATGGCTTCATTCTGATCGACCTCGGGCATCTCAATGATGAGATCGACCTTCGGTGTCGAGGCCGGCGAGTACGCCGCAGTGAACTCTCTGACCGAGTAGGACTCCCTGTCGTTGAACTCGACGGAGACCTGGGTCGGGAGCCCGTACTTGGGCTTCGTGTTCATGGTCCCAGGCACGCGGAGCTTCTTCGCCAGCGGCCATCCGCGGTCCACACCAGTGTCAGCATGCGTCTGGTAGACCCCACGGTTGAGTTGCTCGATGTCGAGGTTCCCCTGTGAGCGGTAGTCCGACAGGCGCCAGTAGGCATGGTAGTGCTCAGGGCTAGACTTCACGAGCACAGTGGGCTCCAGGAACAGATCGTCCGGGTGGAGACCGTCCAGGTCGGCATAGACACAGGCCACGCACTTCACGTTCTTCTTAGTCGCATGACGTGCGGACGACAGGGTGGAAGGCTTGTGGAAGAGCATGGGCGACCAGTAGACGTCCTTGTCAGACATCTTCTCGACGACCCCGCACATCTTCTCGGCCTCGGTCGGCCAGTGGTACCACTGGCAGCGGGACAGTCCGCCGCCGGGGCCCAGACTCATGATGGGGACCCATCCTTCATCGTTGGGGAGGATGCGCTTGAAGAACTGTTGTAACTGGTTCATGTGTACCTCGATTCTGTGAGACGACCCGCTGCTACCAACAACGCTAGCAGCCCTCGACAAAACCGTCGAGGGCCGCTAGCGTATCAGGCGATCGTTACACGAGCGTGATCTTGGTGGAGGAGGTCTTCTTCGGGTCGAAGGTCAGACGCTTCACCGAGCTCGACGGGTTCCAGGTGTCCTGCACCATATTCCCGCTCTCGTCAGTGAGGGGCTCACCGTTCTCGTCCGTCTTGTAGACGGGCTGACCGTTCTGGTCGAAGCGCTTGCGGCCCTTATCCACGACGATGTCGAGCGTGGCACCGACGCCCTCTAGGCCCTCCTCGACAGCCTGCACGGTGCTGTCGATCTTCGCGGGAGAGAGCTTGGCCTTGAGCTCGGCCGGGTTGCTCGGCCACTGACCAGCAGCACCGAAGTACTTGGGCAGGTTGAAGTGGATCTGCTCCTTGCCGGTGCGCTTGCTCTTGATGGTGAAGACGGTGCGGTCGAGCACAGTCTTGCCCGCCTCGGTGTCGTCCCCATCAACGGTCCACTCGACAACGAGCATCGGCTTCCCGCTGGACTTGGACTCGGTGACCTCGACACTGGAGACGTAGGCATGGTGCTTGCCGGGCTTGATGAGCTCGAAGGCACCACCCTCACGGGCGACGTCCATGTCAGAGAGGTTGATAGACAGCATGTTGGATCTCTTTCTGTTGTTGTTGTTGTCGGTCAGTTCGTCTTGTTCAAGGCCTGCTTGATGAAGCCGTAGAACTTCGACATGGTGGGGTTCCCGATGGCCTCGGGGAACCCGGTGATGCGCTGCTTGGTCAGGGTTGACTTCTCCTGGGTGAACAGCGCGGGCACGAGCACATCCTCCCCGTTCTCGTCCTGCGTGTCAACCCAGGACATGTACCCGACGAAGTCGAACATGGATGGGAGTTTGCGGATGGACTTCTTACCCTCGAACGAGGGGCTCACGAGCGTGGCGCCTGTGACCTCGTTGGTCTCCCGTTCCGCGTGCGTGATCGCGATGAGCGACACGCCCTTGGCATCCGACAGGGCCTTGATGATGGAGCGCGGTGCCTCATAGGCAGCAGCCCATGCGGCGAAGGTGTCCTTCGGGTTGATGGTCTGGAAGTGGTTGACCACGAGCTCCTGGAGCTGATCGAGTGTGTCGATCACCACGGTCTTGAACGGGAATTCACCCTTGTCGATCGAGGGCTTGATCACGTTCTCGAAGAGCTTGACGCAGTCGTTCCACGAGTCGCAGTGGACGATGGTCGTCTTGTCGAGATCGCCCCACTGGCCTAGCGGCATCGTGCCGTTCTCGAAGTCGATGTACAGCACGGGCGCCAGGTCCTCGCACTTCGAGGCCGTTGCGGCGAGTGAGCTCTTACCCGTACCGGCCAAGCCGAACAGGAGGAGCGAGAACGTTGATAGGTCCTCGGGCTGCACCTCCCTCAGCCCCGACTTCTTGAACAGGTCATTGAATGTTGACATCAGTTTTCAGCTCCCAAAGATGACGGTTCCAATGATTAGAGTGACTACCCCGGCGAAGATGACGCTCCCGATGACGATGCCTTCACCGATCATGAGGAGCCAGTCGTCCTTGTCGAGACGTCGGCGGTTCTGTCGTGCGTGACGCATCTCAACCTTTCATGTAGTGGATCGGTCGATACTTACTACAGTAGAAGCACTCGGGCGCGCTGTCAAGAGCTGTGATCAGATCGTCACACTCGCGCGCCTTCTTGTAGATGAGACCCGCACGCCCCAGAGCGTAGATGGCGAGGTCCTTGTCGTACGGCAGCGACAGGGCGGTGAGTTCTGACTCGACCACATGAACCGTGACATCTCGTGGTAAAAGCAATAGTGTGATGTTGTTCACGTCATAACCCAGATCCTCCATACCTTTCCCGTACAGGCAGAGCTGAATGTAGTACTGAAGGAACTGCGCTGCACCGTAGTCCCCGACGATGGCATCGAAGCCGTCCCTCTGGGACTTGCGGTGCAACTGCTTGAACGCATTTCGTTTCTTCAAGGAGACGAGCTTCCAGTCCATCACCTCTCCCGCCCCGATGTCGAACCTGTCGAGCGTTCCCCTGATCGGGCCGTAACCACCGACATCACCGACATGGACCGGTTGCTCAACGAGGGCCTCGGCCTCCTGCTCCATGTCGCGACTGCGCTTCTCGCACAGCAGGTGGAACGCCGTCCCGAGCAGAGGAGCGATGGGCGTCTTCTCGTTCTCGCCGGGGCGCCTGACGCCCATTAAGTCCTCGCCGAGACAAAGATCACAGCACTTGCCTAGACCCGAAGGCCCGACACGGCGCTGTTTGTCCCGCTCGGATCGTGCAGTCAGGAGACGGCGAGCACGATCAATGGCTGCGGTAGAAGTCAAGAGCCTCAGCCTCCTCGATCGCGATCTGGGCTTCCTTGATGAGCTGGCTCATCACGGGATCATCGGAAATCGTCTCGGCCAAGTCCTCCACGAACTCGAGTCGCGGGTCCCCGATATGAACACGTTCGGTGACCAGGTAGGGCCCCCGGATCGCAGCGTCGAGCGCGTTCGGCAGAGACTTGAAGGACCAGGCGACCTCGTTGATCTTGTCGAACCAGACGTCGTATCGTTTCATAGGAAATCCTTCTGGTAGGTGCTCTCACCCTACGGGGTTTTGGCTCCCATGTCAAGGGGGGGAAATCACTCCGCGAGGCCGAAGTTTTTCGCGGGCCGGGGGCTCCCAACTCGGCTGGGTTTTTCAGGCAGAGCAGAACCGCCCGGCCCCGAAGGACCTGGCGGTTCTAGCTACCAAAGTTGTGAGGATCACACCGTGTCGAAGAGCACCTCAACGGGGTTCTTCACTTCGTCGATCACCTCCCCCTCCCAGGCCTCGATCTCCTTGCGGTACATGGGCCCGAAGATGTTCGTAAGTCTGACGTTCTCGATCCGAATCCTCACTCGGAACACGTGGAATGGCCACTCGTACTCCTGCCCCCGTGAGATCGCATGAGCCAACGTCGGGGTGAAGAACAGACCACGATTCAGTGTCGTACGCTTCTCCTCGGGGATCGACACAATCTTGCCGACCTCCCACTTAGTGGGCTCACCATAGAGTTGTCCCGTAAGACCCTCTGCGCTTGTCGTCTTGTAGACGAGGTACTCGGTCTCGAACGAGTTCAGCGGGAGGGCCAGGCGATTCAGAAACCCTCGGGTCGCAATGAAAAGGCTTCCCTTATCCCCGTTGCTCCCGAAGCACTGAATCTTCCCAGCGCCGTGAACAATAGCGCCCGATTCGTGCTGAACAACCGACATATCAGAGACAGTGTTAACTCGCGAGTCCTTGTATGCAATGGCTC